TCCACCTGAATTAGTGTCATTGTTTATATAACTCCAATCTCCAGTATTAGGTAAGTTTAAAGTATAACCATCTAATTTCATTCTTACTGTTCCACCAGTATAAAAATTATGTCCAGACATATTAGCACTTGCACCATAATACATTCTTCCACCTGCATAACTATCTATTGGTCCTATATAAGTAGTGTTACCTCCATTTATTCCAAACATTCTTGTAGAAGTTCCTGAAGTATCTTTAGAGTATAAATAAGTAGCATTATTTTTTAATCCTATATCTCCTGCTACATCTAACTTTACTCCTGGTGATGTAGTTCCTATACCGACTCGTGATGAAGCAGAATTTAAAGTTAATATGTTAGATGTACTACCACCATCATTTACACTAAATCTTATATCTTCATCTTGTGCAGTTTGTTCAAATGATAACCTACCAGTAACATTTTTTACATAACTTGCATCTGAAGTATGATACATATATAAATCAGGGTCATTACCTACACCTAATCTTGTATTGTCGTGTACATGGACAAAATCAGTTCCACCCTCATACAATCTTAACATTTGTTGCCCACCAACTACAAAGTCTAATTGGTCTCCTGCAGATTGGTGTATATAAGTATCAATACCACCATCTAAGTAAAGTTTTTTGGTTGGTTGCATTATTACATTACCTGATGAGTCTATTCTTATTCTTTCTGTAGCACCTGATGCACCACTTGCTTTTGTAAACAATCTCATTTCAGATGGTACTGTTCCATCAGAATTAGCTACAATATCTGTTGTTTTTGTATAAGGATTTCCTTGCGATTGATATGATGTAATTAATACACCTGCACCTGCAGAAGTATAAGTTTTATAAGCACTATTTCCACTTTCGAATATATGTAATTTTTCTAAAGGTGAAGTTTCTCCTATACCAACATTGCCTGAACCTCCAGGACTTAAAACTAAATGCCCACCATTGGTGTTAATTGTTCCTGGTGAAGTATTAAAGTTGATATAACCATCTCCACTTCCATCTATAGCAGCAATAGTCATTACTTCAGTTCCACTACTATTTCTAATCTTAATAACTTCTTGTGAAGTATCTCCAGCTGCTTTTACTTCTAATTTAGTTCCAGGTGAGTTAGTTCCTATACCGACTCTATCTGCACTTGCATCTACGAAAAATAAATTTTGGTCTGTATCTCCTTCAATTCTTGTATCGTAGTTTCCACCATCTTCATTTATAGTCATACCTCTATGTATAGTAACAGAATTAACACCCCAAGTCTGCACCATAGCACCATTGGTAGTATCTCTCAAATACAATACATCTTCTCCACTATTGTTGTATTGAAGAAAGTTAGTATTACCATTTGTAAATGCTACACCATAATTAGTAGTGATTGTTGAACTTGCAGTCAATGCACCTGTTAATGCTAAGGTACTTCCATCAAAAGTAAGATTAGATTCTCCATTAATAGTAGTACTACCGCTAGCAGTTAGCACGTTGTTATTAGTCATTCCAGAAGCGCTTGTAATTGTACCAGCTGAAAATCCTGTTGCATCAAAAGCAGTAAGTTTTATTTCACTTGCAGCTTTACGTGATTCTGTAGTTCCGTTTTGTAATATAAACTCAGTAGTACCAGATATATCTCCAGGCATATCTGTTAACTCACTAAAGTCTAAATCAAGAGTAGCCGTAACAGTTCCACCACCAGTTAGTCCATTACCAGCTACTACGTTAGTAACTGTACCAACGTTTCCACTAGCAACCTTAACAACAGAACCGTTATGTTTAGTCCATAATTCATTATCAGTGTAATTATAAACTAATTCATAATTGTCTATTGATGCATTATTAGGTGCACCATTACCTCTTTTTATTAGAAATTTATTAGCCATAATTACCTATTAATTAGCGTATATTCCAAAATCTAAGCTAGAACCAGTGTCAGATAAAGGGTCTATTGTAAGTTTAGCAGGCTTGTTAAATTCAAAATAATCTGTAGCACCACTGTTATTCCAAGTTAAACTTGGTGCAGTACCAGAGGAAGGAGAACCGATAGTAATACCTGCTCCATTTAAGCCAGCTGCAGTTGCTGGACTTCCTGTTTCGTTGTGAGCTAAAACAATATTTTTATCATCGATTGTAACTTCTGTAGACTCTATTGTAGTTGTTTGTCCTTGAACTGTTAAATTACCAGCAATAACTACATCATCTGGTAATCCAATAGTATAAGCAGTACCTTCTCCAGCAGAACCAGTTACTTCAATTTCATTTGTTGTACCTGTTATTGTTCCTGCATAGTTACCAGTAGTTTGCGTTCCTAAAGCTACTGCGTCATTAGCTATGTGCTCACTGTCTACTGCATCATCTGCAATTCTAGTTCCATCAATAGCATCTAACGCTATTTCATCTCTAGCTACACCATATGTTTTAATTTGTACATCACCACCAGCACTTACAACAAAGTTAAGAGTATTAAAACTTGCTATACCAACTGTGCTTGATGAAGCGTTTGGTACAATCTTAACTGTTTCTGTTGTTACGGGTCCTGTTCCTGTTTGTCTTCCAATGTATAAAATTTTTCCAGCTGTATCCCAAGCTAGTTCACCATATGCTAAGGTGTTAGCTACTGGACCGCCAGGGGTAGTTGTATTCCATGCATTCTTTTTAATTTGTAAAGTATTGGCCATTTTTTTTCTCCTTAAGTTGTAAATTCTCCACCATCTATTACGCTTGTATTATTCCACTCTGAAGAAGCTGAATTGTATTGTAATAAATTATCATCACCTAATGATGAAAAAGATACGTCAGTCATTTCTCCTAAAGTATTTACTGTTGATACTTGTCCATCAACATAATTTCTTGTAGCAATAACACTTGTATCTACAGCAACATCATTTGCATTTACTGTAATACCAGTACCTGCTCCTACAGCAAAATCTCTGCTAGTGGTAATATCTCCACCTCCAGTTAATCCTGCTCCCGCTGTTAGGGTAACAAAGCTATGTGCTATGTGTTTATCACTAGAATAATTGTTTAAACTATCGTGGTCTATTTCACTATCTACTGTTGATAAAGTATCTCCAGTAAGTGTAACGCCAGTTCCTCCAACTAAATTTGTGTCATCCGATATATCTACAGTACCGAGCGTTAATGTTTGATTATTTGTTCCACTAGCTACTATATAATCTTTGCCAGCTAATGTTACATTAGTAGAATTATCAGTTCCTGCCGCATCAACTCCCATGGTAGACCTAGCTGTAGATGCATCTGCATCGTCTATAACACTGGCACCAAAGGCAGATATGGTTGTACTTGCAGGTAGAGTAAGGGTATTAATGTTTGTGTCTGCACCGTCTAAATAATTTAACTCTGTTGCCGTAGAAGTAACTGGAGTTTCATTAATTTGAAAAGCTCCATTATCTTTAATATTTATAGAATCACTACTAATCTGTAAAACACTAACTGTACCTTCACCGTCTGATACATCTCTAAGTGTTCCGTCTACACCAGAATTATTATTAGATATTTGTAGCAAGTCTTTATAAGACTCTGATATTTTTTTACCTGTTAATGTTGCCATTGTTTACCTATGTAAAGTTTGTAGGAACTATACCACGAGTCCCACCAGTTTTATCTCTTCTTCTTACTCCGTATTTAGTAACCATCTGCTTATATTCATTCATAGCCATTTGAGCAGATTGCATTTTAATCTGTGCTAATTCTGCATTGTTTGTTCTTGCCGCAGCATCTAAAAGTGCTTTTGCTTTTACATACGCTATTATAGCTGGTTGCAAAGTATTGTCTATATCTATTGTTCCTGTAATGCTTTCAAGCTTATCAGGTTCAGCATAGTAAGATATTAGCACACCTGATGTTATATGGTCGGTACCTGTTCCTATCATAGCAGCCTTATAACGGCCTTTTGCTGTTTCGGTTGTACCTCCATCTCCACCTGATGAGGCTATAGCTATCTTATCTCCTTCTATCCACCATACAAAATTTAATGATGGGTCTTTGAATGTACTGCTTACTGCTGCCATAATTACTCCGTATCTGTTATCTTTGTTTCTTGATTGACTAATCTAGGAATTTTAATATACTCTCCATCTGAATTTAAGATACTACATCTAAATACTTTATTTACTGTAATAGCTCTATCATCATTTAATCCATACCACATTTGATTGTTAGCAAGATTAGTCTTGGCATATTCTGTTTTTAAATTATATTGTCCTAAATCTATTAAAGCTTCGTTAATAAGATTTATTACATAGTTTTCTGATACATCAGGGACTGCCTGTTGTACTCTACTATGTATTTCTTTTCCATTAAATTCTATTGCTGCCATTATAATTCCTCGTATTTACTGTTTACATCTTCCCAAAAATCATTACCATCATTCCAAAACTTAAACTGCTCTAAGGATTCACTCCAGCTAGTAGAAGGTGCTATTACTTCTGGACCCCAAACTGTACCTGTTGAAGGATGTATAGCTCCAGTCAATGCACCTAACCAGGTAGAGCTTGGGGTTATAGCCTCTGGACCCCATAGTGTACCTGTATCTGTGTGATGTAAGTCATTGATTTCTTTTGACCAAACACTAGAAGGCTCTGTATTTTCTTTATTCCAAGTAGTGTTTATACCCACTATCTAGCATCCTTTTCTTTTTTACTATTTGTTATTTCTTCTATACCTAAAATCTGTAATGCTTCTTTATATTGTGCATCTACTAAAGCATATTGGTTTGAGTAGGTAGCTGCCATTTCTGAATCTTCGTCTGCGTTTGCATCTGATACTTTTCTTGCTAATGCCTGTCTTGCTGCATATAACACTACTGCATACTCTGCCTCGTCTGGAAAGTTAGCTATGGATGTAGCACCGTGAACTACTGTTATGCTAGTGTCTATATAGGAAACATTAGCATAATTAACACCACTTCCCATTGCAGGTAAAACAAAAAGTAATTGTTCGTCTACGTAATATGCAGGGTCGGTTGCAGATGCATACTCCATATAACTTGGGTCTGTGGCTCTACCTTTCATCTTGACTGTTATCTTTCTAGCAGGATGAAAATATTGCAAATCTGCAGTTGAGTTTGCTCCATCTTTTCTAAATACCTCTACAATTCTTTTACCTTGTACATCTAAACCTCCATCACCAAAATCTGTAGTTTCGTCTGATATAATTCTTTCAAGTTTATCTATTGGCATAGCATTCAATACTAACCTAACACCAGCTGTAAGCCAGTCAGATAATGCATCATTCTCTGTTATACCAAAACCTGTTATTGCATCTACTTGGTCTTTAAATGATTCTGCCATTATCCTTGTCCTCTATTTCTTTTTTTATAATATTTACTACTCATCTTATTTCCAAATTTTGTGTTATGACCTTGCCCTTGTCTTGTTTTCTTTTTGCCATTAGTGTGCCTTGTTTCTGTTGTTCTTAATCCTCTCATCAGAAAGTAATAGACTCATTTGTAAATGGTTCTTCTTCTTCTTTTGGTTCTGCAAATTGTATTAAGTTTTCCATATCAGAGTTATCTTGCATAATTGATGATGCATCTTTTAACTCACCAAAGTTTTTTTCTTTTAAACTTCTAATAAATTTATTTAATAAGTCTGCTTCTTTATCACGCCTAGGACCATAGTCATCTCCAAATTTTCTTAGCTCTTCTTCTAGGTTTGTATAATTCTCAATATTGTCTGGATTTTTTACTAAGTCCATAAGTCTGTTTACAAACTTAGGAGTCTTTGGGTCAAACTCCTCAGTGTAAGGATTGTCCATAAAGTTAGCTCCGTATTGATAACCAATAGATGCTATCACCGTTTGTACTTCTGGTGACAATTCAGCCATATCAGTTCCAAACGTTCTTTCAAAATTTCTTGAAATAGAATTTAATTCTTTTCCTTTTACAAAATTATCTACAAGCATTGCTTCTTCCTGACTAAATGATAAGGGGTTTAACTTTTCAAAGTTAAAAGCTTCTTGTCCTGTCATACCAAAGTATGGTTCCATTTTTTCAACAATACTTGGATTATCAAATCCTTTAAAATAGTCTGAAGTTTTTCCACCCAAGTCTACACCAGTTCCAAAAGTAACACCAGACTGAGAACCTTCTGGATAAGGAACGTAAGCTTCGGTTTGTCTTCCACCTTCTAGCTTACTAATAAAATCAAAGTCAACCTGTAGTTGCTTTGCTTCTTCGTACTCACTAGTATTCATAGCGCCATTTAACAACCTATTTTCAGGGCTGAAAAATTTCTTAGCTAATTCTTTTAATATGTTATCATTCAACATTACTTTCTATACCTTGCTGTTTTCTTTGCTATCTTCTTTGGTTGACTAACAAACTGCTTACCTTTTTTATTTCCTTTGGCTTTTGCCGTATTCGTTGCTTTCTTTTCTGCTGGTGATAATGCTTTCCATGCTGCGTCTGGTAGGTATCTACGAAGTCCCTTACTTGGCTTACCGCTTGAGGTTCTCCACTTTTGTCTTGTCCATTCTTTAAGACTTCGTTGAGACTTTTTTAAGGGCACTATCTGTATCCTCCGCCTTTAGCTTTGTATTGCTTAGCCAACATCTGGGCTTTTCTTGCACTCCACTGTCCAGCTTTACCACCTTTAGTACTAGCTTTTATTTTTTTAAATAAATTCTTTCTCATAGTTGGTTTTGTATAATTACCAGCTGCATTTACTTTTGATTTAGCTTTCTTTTTAACTGGCATTATTTCTTATAACCTTTTTTCATTCCTTTTTTGACAGCTCTTTTTTTCATTTTAGGTTTTACTACTTTTTTCTTTTTCTTCATTCCGTACATATTATACTTCCTTCTATTTGATTTTAATGTTTTAACTTTTATCATTGCCAAAAATCATCTCATCCATTTTCTTTGCTCTGTCTTTAGTATTCTTTTTATTAGTTCTTTCTATATGTTTATCCATACTTATACTACCAAAATCTATTTGGTCTTTTCTAATAGCAGTTGCCATCGGAGAATCTCTTAAAACAAATTGTGTGCTCCATCTTGGTGGATGTGCTCTTAACCCACATGAAGGACAATTAAACTTACCTTCTGGGTTAGGTGTTTCACAGTGCTGACAGTTAGCCATTATACTTTGGTAACTACAATATATGCAATTCTAGTTCTATCAAGCATTACCGCTTTAATATCTACAAGCTTTGTGTCATCTATAGTTTCTATATAGTCATTGATTTCTTTAGCTAAAGAACCAGATACGCTACTTGCTGCTGCACTCACATCATTGATAATAACTTTTGTTACAGTATCAAAATTTGCCATTTTATTCTCCTATTAGTTTAAAATTCTTATGGATGTTCGGGGTTGTTCCTTTCTACGAACAACCCCACAGTATCCAATACTGTCAATCCTTACGGATTATTTTACATAGAGATTATAATATATTATAATCCTTCTACGTTAATCAAGTAGTGTGATTCTGGTAAACATACTTCAAGACCTGCTTCTGTAAGAATCATGTCTTTACGTAGGTCTTCGTCTGGACCTTGTACGTTTGTCATAACCTGAGTATCACGATTGATTCCATTACCTACAAGTGGTCTGTAGTATAGCTTACTCATATCAGCCATACACATCATACCTGATGAATGTCCTCTAAACAGAGGTTCTTTCACTAGATATACCGCACCATGAACTGTATTAATCTCCATTAACTGGTGACCAAACTGTCCTGATAGGTTATCCATATTGATTTGGTATTGTGAACCTGTTGTAGATATATCAGAAAATGAGCCATCACCCATCTTGTTAAAGAAAGAAATCACAGGAAGAGAAGCTAATGCTAATCTTTCGTTACTTCCGCCTCTAGCTGGGTCAAAGATAACCTCAAAGTCCTTAAGCAATCTATCATAAGTAAGCTCTGAAGCTTCAGCACTTCTAAAGTATGCTTTACCTGACTCGTAAGCCAAGTCTGCTGCACCAGCTTTTACTGTACTGTTTTTGATAATATGCCCTACAAGACCTTCAGAATATTGAATCCCTGAGTTATCTCTTGCTTTTTGATTGAAAAGAAATGCTCTTTCCATATCGATTTTGTGCTCTCTCATTTTTTGAGCTAACACTCTTTCAAACTCATTTGACACTCCACGTAGTTGTGTAGCATATGCTGTGTTTGAAATCTCAGCAGCTGTTTTGAAAATCTGGGTGTACCCATAATTATCTTCCATGCTATCTGAGAAAACGTCTGGTGAACCAGTACCTTCTCCATATGCTGAACCTATGATTTGACATCTCTTACCAGCTAAAAGCTTATTTGCGTTAGCTGCTGTTGATGATACAGATATAACTTTACCTGTAAATGTAGTTTCATTGTTTGCTGATGCGGGTACAGTTTCTACTCTAACTACTATGTTAGCGTAGGCGTTATCACCTGCTGCTCCGCCTTTTGTTCTTACTGCAAAGACCATTCCCTTAACAATAAAGTCTACTGCTAAGTTGTCTGCTGTTTCTACTGTGAAACTCACAGAGTCATTTGCTGCTTGAGCTGCTGCACTGTCCTGGTCACCTTTTAAAAGGAACTCTCTACTTGTATAATTAATCTTTGTTCTATCTTCTAAATAACGAAACAAAGAATCATCCGTAGGAAGTTTGGCAGTTTTACTCAGGTATACGAAGAAAGGACTTTCTTCAGGTGCTAGTTCAGCAATCCTATCAGAAAAGTTATATAATCTTCTTTTATCTGGAGCAACTCCATAATCAGCAGCAGTTGTTGTTTGCGTCAAGCTTGTTGTCTTGATTGCGTTTGCACTTAATGCCATTGTATTCTCCTATTTATTTTTTTATTATTGTTTTACCAATACTACCAGATTGAGATGCATTAAGAATTTGGTCCCACATTCCATCTTGTTCAGATTTAGTAGGAGCTACTCCCCCCTGTAAAACTCCAGCTGTTCTAGCTTGATTACTTGTGTCAGGTTTTTGAATAATAGGTTCTTTATATTCACCCTTATTCATTTTAAATAACTTGACTAGGTTATCAAGTGGAACATTATCTTTTGGCTGTTGAGCAAATTGCATAAATTCCTGCACTTCATCTCTGTTCATACCAAATTGATTCTCTAGTTTGTTTACGGTTTGAGCAACAAATTGTTTTTGCTCTTGCCCTCTCATAGCACTGCTTACTGCATTATTTATTCTAGCTTCTTCTTCTTTCACACGAAACTCGTATGATTCTGAGCCAGGTTTATTGTACGCATCCCACGGATTGAACTCGTCTTCGTTAAGCTGTTTTGCTTCAGCTTTTTTTGTTGCACCATTATTTCCAACAATATTATCTCTTAAGGTTTCTACAAGGTCAGGTCTTTGCTCTAGTAAGTTTACTAATGGTTTATACTGGTCTAAGTGTTTCTTGTCAGTAACAGCCTTGTCATACATAGACTGAAACTTCTTAGCTTCTTTTTGCCAATCCATTGCATTTCCTTCTAAAGTACCTTCTTGTTGTCCCTCAGCTTGAACCGTATCCATAGATTCCACAGCTTGAGTATCGGTCATTGATGTTTCATTACTCATATTATTAATCTCCTTTGATGTCTAGTTCTCTTGTTGAGTAGAACTACGTTTGACTTCAGCCTCTACGACTTTAAGTTCTCCACGTAATTTCTCAAGTTCTAGCAACACCTTATCGTTTAACTTGTTTTTACTTATGCGCCTATCGGCAGTGGCACTAGTTTCAATATCTTTTAAACGTGTCTTAAATTTCTCAACTTCAGTACGTTTTCTATCGGATATTGATTCTCTTGTAGCCGTTTGCAGGTCTCCCTGTAAATTCTTTATTGTTTCATCCATACCAGCCATTTGTTGTTCCATAGCTGCTCTTTGATTCATACGAGATAAAATTCCTTCTTTATCAAATATGTCTGGATTTTTCTTTAATACTTCTACCTGGTCTACTAATCCCATTTGAAATGCTTCCATATACACAGCTAACTCTGCGTATTTACTTGTAGGCAATGTAGAACCAGACTCTATACCTACATCATGTTGTTCTAAATTGTGTTTATCTTTCTTTAAATCAAACACAACTCTTGTTTTATCTGTATATATTTGTGCCATTTGTTCAGTAATATCATTATTAGGTTGCACTAAACGCATTAGTTTAGGCACATCATAGTGTGTTTTAGCATAGTTGTACATAACTTTACCTAGTCTTTTAATACTAAACTCTACATCTCTTAGCTTTGATTTAGGTCTTTCACTACCTAAAGCTATAATTCTTTCTGTTCCTCTTGCAGTTGTTGGCTGGTCTCCTACTCCCTGCATAATTTCTGGTATACCAAATATAAAGTTTATATAAAACTCACACTGTTGTATAAGCCTATAGAACTCACCAGTTAAAGGTTGAGGTGCTGGATAGTGAGGCTCACCTTGTGATGAGTCTACTTCTATAACAGCATTAGGGTTTGCCCAATCTTTTTCTAATTGAGAAATATTTTCTACACTTCCCATTGGAACCAACAGTTTTAATCCTGCTGATGCTTGGGCGTGAGATAGTGCTAAGGACCATAACTTGTTTAACAAACGTTGCATTGGTCTTGCTCTGGAGACATCAGAACGAGGATAAGGAGTTTGAGTCCAAACGTTTGCAATCGGTATTATAGGGTAAACATCTGTGTTAAGAGTTGTTTCATATAACACTACCTCACCAATACTTGCAATCACTTTAATTCTATTCTGATATACTTGTACTATATCTACCTTACCTTGCTCTACTAACTTCTTATTCTCTTCTAGGAAAATTCTAAAGTCTGCTTCATCAACAATAAACTCTTTACCATTTTGATTATCTAGCAAACGATAGAAGGGAACTTTAACTTTTGTAAACCTTTCTAAAATTTGAAAACGTTTATAGTTTTGTTCTGTGTATCCTCTGACCGTATCAGGAGTATACGTATTTAAAGAGTTCTTATTTATGTTTGAAGGGTAATCATCTTCAGAGTAGCCAGAGATTGTATTTATTAATGGGTCAATCTCCTCACCTGTTTCTGGGTCTACACTTGTACCCAGCTCTGGATATAAATTTAAAACTTGTGTCTCTGTTAATACTGTAGATAAGATAATATTATCTGCGTCTGTAAAAAATCTATCTCTGGAAGAAGCAGGTACATAGACTCTAAAGGGGTCAAGGTATGAAAACTTAATATCTCCTTTTCCAAAATCAGAATCATAGTCTATGTATGCGTATAAAAAACCAAGACCTACCACACAATAATCGTGTATGGCTTGTTTAACCTGAGAGTCTCCTTCAGAGTTCTGCCAGGCAAATCCCATAACCTCTCTCCAAAGATAGGCTAATGATGTATCTGAATCTTCTCTAGGAACTACTGTAAAAGCAGGAGGCCTAGCAGTAAGCATACTTTTAAGTCTTTCAACTGCAGGAGATATTCTGTCCATAGGGACATCTGCCTGGTTACGTGAAGCTAATTCACTAGACTCTAGTTCCGTAAAGTGATTCCCAAGATAAAAATCTAAATCTTGTCTAGCATCTAGCTCCCAAGACTGTCTATCGTTCTTATATCTATCAAATAGTTCTTGGTTAGTCAGTGCTCTTTTGTCATATTCCATGTGTTTTCCTAGAAAAAGATGTGATTTATCGTCTGATAATTTACACAATTTGTTAATCTGTCAGCAAGAACTATCAGTCAATACTACCTGTTATCCAGTTATAAACCTTGTTTTTCTTTATATTAACTTGCTTTCCTAATTTATCTGTTAAATTTTTAGCTTCTATAACTGTACTACTTGGTGCTTTTGCAAAATAATCTGCATAATACAAGCCATCCATCAAGTCATCGTTCTTTGGTTTAGGGTGTTCAAACAACTCATCTACTATCTCAGTCATATGTTTTTTAATATAAAGCTTCTTTGAATTGACTATTGGTCCTAGTGTAGTCTCTAGCCTGTCTTCCTTCTTAATACCGTAAGGTGGTTTGACACCTTTGAAGATACCAGGCATTAATCTTTTATCGGCTACAGATATTCTACTTGTCATATCTCTAACCATTTCCTGTGCTGCAACAGTTTCAATACTTACTCTTCTTACTGGGGAATACTTCCTAGCCATCTTAACAATCTCTTCTGCCATATCAAACGCTGGTATCTTTTCTCTAAAGTATTCTAAGATGTATCTATTTTTATTTGCATCTATACCCATTACCATAATTACTTGGTAGTCTGATGTCTTTGTTGCGGTAGCAGCAAGGTCAACACCAATGTAAACATTGATTGGTATTGCTTCGTTGTTGTCTACTAAGTAACAAAAATTATTTCTTACTTCAAACTTGTGATTGTAATACTGTATCCTATCTACCTTGAATGCAGCAGACGCTGAGTCTCTTGCATCGTTCATATACTCTTGCGCAAATTTATTTACTAGCCCTGCTTCTATAAACTCTCTTCGTTTATTTTCTAGTTTGGATAAAGGGAACTGGTCTTTCCATAATGGCTTACCATCTTCTATAGCTCTGTGGAATGTTAAGTCCCATGGATAACTTCTGTTGTGATTCATAGCATCATTATATCCATCAACAATGTTTTGTAAGAATGCATCGTAATGTACGATAGTACCAGTTAACCAAATCCAACCTTCATTACCAGGAGTTTCTTCTAGCGATGGAAACACCGTAGATACAATCCACTTCTTTAGCTCTGCTCTTCTATCTGGTGTCTTGGTATTTAACTCTGATTCAAAGTCATCAAGGATAATACCAGTATAACGAACTCCAACTTCTGCTCTACCACGAAGTCTTTGGGCAGAACCCTTAGCTATAATTCTATCCCCCTTAGGAGTTACAATATCTTTTTCAGTCCATCTCTTTCCAACAGAACCACCATCCATATTACCAAAGTAGTATCGAATGATTTCGTTTTCTTCAAAGTGATGTCTTATATATTT